ATATTATTGCCGTATATTTCATTAAATTTATTGGAAACTGAACCGAGGTCCGTGCCGCCATCAATATACGGCAGCATATTTCTATGGTTATTAATAGTGACACCTAGCAGCATTACTCGGTTAGTAGCCGCATCAGTTCCATTATCATTTGTAGCAGATATCGCACCGCAATTGATACTAACACCTCCGTAAGCAGATATTGCTATACCATCATTAGCACCACTATTGTTGTGTCCTCTTATACTCATATTATCTTGAATGCCACTGCCACTACCGAAGCCACTTCTAAAATAGAAACCATCATTTTTAATATCAACTGAATTAAAAAAATCTATAAAAATATCATTTTTTAAATTTATGCTATTAACGTGTAGATTTCCAAAATAATTTGCCGCACTACCTAAATCCTCTGCGTTTACTCCATTCGGTATTATTGAAACGTATGGTTTTATACTGGTGCTCCTTATATCTAATATTGGATTAGAACCATTACAAAATAGACTTACACCATTACTAACAAAATTAGCTGTATTAATAGTAGTTGGATTTGAAACAGAACCACATACGAAATAACTTAATGCGGTAGAATTTACAGATATAGGTTGATATGATGCCGCAGTATTTTTATAATTGTTTAATTTAATTACATCGCCGTCCGCTTGAATTAATAAACCACTATTACTTCCTGCTTCATAAGAATATAAGCAATATTGCCTTTTCGCTACGCTTTCAAGAAATACTCTACTATCGCTATCTTCTATTTTTTGTTTTAAATGCTTATTATCAGCATAAACTACATTTTCATTCATATTGATACCCGTAGCGATAAATTCTTGATATACGGCTGCTCCTCTACGTAAGCGTAAATTTTCATCGGCACGACTGCCTACGTAGTCAGCTATAAGTGATTTATTCAATCCTACATTTAAATCATTAACATTTAACGGAATATTATTAACTAAATCTACACTACTATTTTTAACTTGTAATTTTAAATTTGAAGCACCTGTTCCGCCAGTATAAAAATTAATTTCATTATTGCCGTCTGCTAATAGCCGTATCGCCTCTTCATTCGTGTTTTCTAAAATTTGTGCTCTTAAATCTGCTAGACTTGTGCTATCTAAAAGACTTGCTCCGTATGCTGATACTGGTGTAAATGAGACGCTATTTCCTATATCAAACAACGGGATTTCCTGTGTTGCGTGCCGTCTATCACGTACTTTGTTTAATTTAACTCCTAAATTGCTTTGTGTAGGGTCTTTTAGGATTTTATGATGGGTATGACTTTGATTTCCAAATAAATCGTTAAATGACATTATATATATATAACTAAATATTAAATTTTATTTACCTTTCTGTATTTCCGCCGGTGTCAAATATTTTTCATAAGGATTAGTAATTCTAAATGGGAAACCTCTTTGCTTTAATTTAATGTTTTGACTATTAATAACTTTTGCTTGAACTTTTCTCCATTTATCGTATGCTTTCTCATCTGCTACACGTGTAGGTCTTGCTTTCGCACCTAACTTTTCATTTTTCGGTAAGAAATCTACATACGGATTAACAATTCTAAATGGACTTCCTTTTCTAATTAAATCTTTATTTTTCTCGTTAAATAATCTTGCCGATTGTAGCCTAAATCTCGCCATTTTATCTTCCATTTCGTTTCTTTTTCTTGCTATATTTTTTGACGCCATTTTATTCCTTGCTAATTCCCTTGGCGACATCTCACTTTGTTTTATTGTATAAGTTTTCATTTCCCACGGATATCTTGGTTCATCATCATCACCTTTGCTTTCTGCTAATGTTGTTTCCTCTTTACGTTCGCTATGTTGTCGCATTAGTTTAGGAGTAGGTTTTGCTTTCGGTTTTGCTTTGGGTTTTGCTTTGGGTTTTGCTTTCGGTTTTGCTTTCGGTTTGGATAGGAAGTTTTTACTATGCGGGAATAATTCTTTTTCTTTTTTCGGTTTGGATAGGAAGTTTTTACTATGCGGGAACAATTCTTTTTCTTTTTTCGGTTTTGCTTTCGGTTTTGCTTTGGGTTTTGCTTTCGGTGGAGGTTTAGGCGGTTTAGGGTAAATCTGTTTTCCAGTTGTTTTATCAAAGCATACCATATGTTCGCCTTTCTTACTTTCAAACCAACCAGCGCCACCGGTCATATTTAATTTTTTCATATGGTCGCTCCTTATTTTTTTAGTTAAAGCACAAATCTCTTTCTGTAAAGCATCACTATCGTTGCCCGACTTTCTACTACTTACAAGCATTATCAATCGTTTCATATCAGGTGTAAGTTTTTTTGGGTAATGTTTAGGGTGTAGTTTCATTCCCATTCCGCTCATAGAACTTTCGCTTTCACTATCGTCCGTTAATACTTTTAGTCTTGGTGCTCCGGAGGGCACAAATGCTCCTGGTCTTGGTTTTCTTGGTTCTCCGGAGGGCACAAATCCTCCTACGGGGTCTTGCGGTGATGATGTCGTGCCTAACCTACCACGCCCCCTCTTTTTACTAGCAAGCGCAACTTGTAATCTTTCTCTTGTTGTTTCTATTACTTCCATATATACTTTTGGATGTGTGCCCTCCACTTCAATAGCATTTAATAGTCCTATAGCAATTTCTATTTCAGTGGGAAGCATTTTTCTTATTAAATTTGCTGGATACAATTTTTTTCTTTTATCTTTATCGTTTAATTGTAATAATATACCTTTCGCACTTCCTAATGCTTTTATCTTTGCTACTACGTTAGGGGTTCTTCCAGTAATGCCAGTTCTTTTTCTTTCTTCCGCCGAACTCACAAACTCCTCTTCAAACTCTTCTTTCATTGTTTTATCACGAGGTTTTGTATCACGTGGAGGTGCTGGTTTTAATTCTTGTTTAGTTCTTTCTAAATCTAAATCTTTTATACCGCCAGTGGATATAGAACGACTAATCTGTCTAGGTGGAAAAGGTGGTTTTCCAGCGGGGGGTCTAGGTTTTCTTACTGGTGGTGCTTCCTTTCTTTCTTCATCAATAACAAGATTTCCCACGTCAGCAACCTCACCAATACCAAAGACGCTCGGTGGTTCAGTAATTATAGCACGATTTATTACACTACTTATTACCGGCGATTGTGTCCTAATCTGTCTTGCTAAATTTTGAACCGCCAACATTTTAGCAGTTTTCTCTTTTTGGTACATTTCGCTCTGTTTATAAAATTCACTTTTTTTAAAATAACGCTTCTGTTTCAAATCGTCCTCTAACAACGCTAACGTATCCGCAAGTGCTTTCAATTCATTTGCTTTTTTATTATCAGGCATTTATATATATATATAAATATAATAAAATAAAATAAATTAATAAAATTAAAATGTTATTATATATTATAATATAGAGAGATATGAGTAAAAAAACTCCTAAAATGATGAAAAAAGATAAATGCCTGTTTAATATTGATAATATGGACGATTTAGCAAAAGATAAAAAACAAAGCGATAAAGGCGCACAAATCCACCCACTACTCCCAAAACACCCCTTCCGTATCCTAATGGTAGGTGGGTCAGGGCAAGGCAAAAGTAATTTACTTATCAATATGGTATATAAACCGATGGTTGCTTTTGATAGATTATACGTGTATTCTTCTATGATAGACCAACCTAAATATAAATTTCTAAAACGACATTATGATACAATGGATAAGATGCTGGAAAAAGATTATGGAATAAAACGCAAAACGATACAAGTATGGAAAGACACATTAGAGGGTATTGATAAATTGTTAGATGAACTGGACGCAGATTATAAAAATCTAATAATTATAGACGATTTTTCGTGTGCCCCTAGCAAACAAGAGCAACAGGCAATAGATATTCTTTATACGAAAGTCCGTCATAAGAATACATCAATTATAATATTAGGGCAATTATATTTTAGACCACCGAGCACCCGTGCTGTAAGGAATAACATAACACACGCCATCTTGTTTCAAAATTATAATAATAGAGAATTACAACTATTACAGATGGAATTAGGGAGCGACCTTCCACGAGGACAATTTAAAAAACTTTATAATTACATATTAAGCGAAAAATATAATTTTATGGTAATAGATAATGATAGTCAAGATAGACGATTACGTTATAGGAATAAATTTGATGGTTTGTATGAAGGTCCATTAGGAAATTACGATGCTAACTATTTTCGTCCAGCGTCTTATGTAGATAGTGATGAAGAGGAAGAAGAATATTAAATTAACTTATACCAATCCTTTTTAAAATATCTAAACATTCTATAATCTGTTTGAAAAATCTTCCATTTAGTAGATGCTAATATTTTTTTAAACGTAGGTGTTTGTATTGCGTCCAGTATTAAATCGCCTTCTTCCTTTGATGATATAGGTATTCCAAACGATATTTGCGACATTCCATATTTCCCCTCGTAATCATTTTGCTCTTTGTATGAATATTGTATGCCATTAAAATTTAAAATTACTTTTGCTACGCCGATGTGCCCTTTCTTATCTTTTTTAGCATACCATAACCCTACCCCATCTTTGTTTATCGTATGAACTACTGGATACTTATGTTCGTTTGTTTTTATTTTACTACATATTTTTCTTTTACTCCATATAAAATATTTTGTATAACTAAATATAACATCTATTCCTTCTTCATTATCATTTACTAATATTTTGTTTATATCATCATAAGCATAATTCGCTAAAAATGGTAATTCATTAAGTCTAATATGGTGCGTTTCTCCTAATTCATCAATTATTTCTGTTTCTGTATTATTCTCTCTATTCTTCATAATAAATAAATCAATCCTAAAACTAACATTAAAAAATTTAATACAATCATTAACTCCATATATACGTAGGTAAGTAATTTGTTTATTAGACATTATTTTCCATAAATTACGAAACTTTGTTGAAACGCTCCTCCAAGTTTGCGGTATTATAAAGCATAAGTATCCATCATATTTTAAATTTTCTAATGATTTTTTTATAAATTCATTCCATATATTAACATTTGCTCTTGTTCCGTATTCTAAATTTCTTTTATATTTTTTACCATTAAAAGGAGGGTTTCCAATAATTAAGTCAAACTTATCTATACCGAATGCCTCTTTCCAACCATCATCTAAAAAACTTCCGCAATATATATTTGCGTCATCGCCAAAGATATATTGAGAGATTTTTACATTTTCTTCATTTAGTTCAACCATATATAACATATTTTTTATTATATGAGTTTTTCTCTCTTCTTCATCTAATATAACGTTGCTTAAACTTTTATTTAATCTATCAAAAACAACCATAGGAAAATTACCAACACCATTCGCAGGTTCTAACCATTTTAAATTAGGATTGCTCCATACTTCATTATCTAATTTATCTAATAATTCTTCTATTAAGTTTATCGGTGTAAATGCTTCACTATATTCATTTTTCGTATCTATATCTGTATATAAGTGGGTTATTATTTCTGTTTCTATATCATAATAATCCATATTTTTTATCATTTTTATATTATATACGTATATATATATAATGGGAACTTATTTTAGCACATATGAACCAAATGAAAAACCACTCCAAAGTTATACAATAAACTCTTACGGAGATGCTAACAATCTTATAATTGATTATATAGAAAAGGATAATAACGGCGACCTAGTCATATACTATAAAGTTGTTGAATAAACTACCACAGAATATTTTTACTATACCACCCCCTCGTCCCCTTTGGATAATATGGGTGTCTTAAATGAAATAATCTTCTACGCTCATTAGCAACGTCCTCTCCATAAATATTAAAATAACTGGGAAAGTCTAAATAATCTTTGTGGCCTATGCTGGTGATGTATTTATCATTTTTATCATACACGTCTATTTTATAATTTCCTCTGCTACTCGGTTTAATCTTTACACCGATTTCCTTTGCTTTATCATAACTATATTTTTTAATTTTATACATTATAAGATATAGTTAGATTTTATAATTGTCGCCATTCTTCATTAAAAGTCCAGCAATACAAACAAACATTAGAGAGAACCATACGGCATCTATGATGTTTTAATTTACAAAATAAGCATTCGTATTCTTCCATTCTATATATTAACTATATATTATTTCTAAATGTTTGGGGTGTCGGTAGTGTCGCGATATGACAGTTTTACCCCCCTTTTATTTTTATTTGAAAAACACTTTTTAACGGTTTTTTTTTGAATTTTTGCCTATTTTGTCTATTCTAATAACAATATTGGTAAATCTTATGGTAATTTATATAAATCGTATTCTAAAACATATGTCTAAAAACTACTAGTCATCTAGTCATCTAGTCATCTATTATTATTATTTATCTATTTATTTATTATATTTATTACCTATTATCTAGTAATAATATAAAAATAATAATATAAAAATAAAAAAAGAAAAGGAGACAGGTTGAGAGAATTATGACAGGTAGATAGATAGATTGCGTCCCTTATCCCTATGGTAAAAAATGCCATTTTTGCCATAGTACTAAACCATCAAAAATTCCGTTTTTTCATTTTTACCACTTTCTCTATTCTAATAATCTTTATATACATCGTAATTATAATCTTCATAATCTTCCTTAAAATATACTGGTTGCTTCTTGTTTCCTATCGTAATAGTAAGTTGTTTTTGTTCTGTATTTGGTATAACTCTATTTTCATTTTTATATTCTCCATCACTATCACTATCACTATCACTATCACTATCGTCTATATCAATATTACAACCTAAATTCAATTCTTCTTTTAATAATTCAATATCAAATATTTTGCGTCTTTCTTTTTTTGTTCTAGCATTCTTAATTCCTTTCAATCCCAGTCTTGATAACCTACACGCAAATTTTAAAGAATTACAATCATAAGCAAATTTATTTTTTGATATAAACTTATTAAATTCTTCAAATAGTTCGCTTGTAGATATATTAACATATTCTTCATCATAATTATTCCTAACAAAATATTCAATAAACATATCAATCGGCGTTTTAGATAATTCTTTTAGATTTTCTTGATACTCCGTTGTAGGTTTTTCTAATTCACTAAAATTTTCAGGGACATTCAAATTCATTAGATAATCATAGAAACACCTTACTACTTTTTTATTGTTAGTCATTTTATTTATTTTTTCAAAATATCTAACATTATTTAATAATTCATCACTACATCTAATAATTATATTACGTCTATCGGTATTAGATGTATTAATAGGTTCTTCTTTATTAGTTGTAATTAAAAATCTATGAAACGACCTTAATGTTATTAAACTTTTACCTTTGACATTAATATCTATATAAGGTTCTGTAATCAACCCTTTAATTCTTCCTTCTGCTTCAATTGTTTCTTTTTTAGATAATTCATCAAGATTTACAAGAAACGCATTCATCATTTTATTATTAAAATTTCCCCATACGTCTCTCCCTGCGTGATGAGATTGGAATAATTTTTTTTGACCCATTATAGTTTCAATTAATCTTAATAGCGTCCCTTTACCTGCTCCTTCTTTTGATATAAGTGTAGGGCATATTGATTTGTTTGCTGGATATTTAATCATATGTGCTATCCATTTAATAAAATATTCTGCTACAACGTCATCATTATTACATAGAATTTTAATATGGTTTAATATCATATTCAATCCATCTTCATTTGTTTTAATTTCTTCTTCTGTTAAATCTCTCAATTCATATTTTTCTTTACTGTATTCAAAATCATTCCACATATTAAGAATATTAGACGGCACTGGTAGTGGTGGTGGTATAACTTCCATATCATCATATCGTCTAATATTTTCATCTTTTATCCATCTACTAATGAAACAGTGTTTTTCTATTGACGCATTACCACATCTATCTACTGCTATATCGTGAAAATATAAATACGCATAACTAACTTTTAATTGAGGTTCTTTAAAAATATAGCATTCTTCGTCTGTTTTTTTAATATATATAGATTTATTAACAATCAAACACATTTCTTCTTCAAATTTACTTTTCAAAACTTCGTAAGAATTATAATTTTCATTTTCTTCTATTTCTTTAAGGAGGGATTGATATGTAGTAGTAGAATTATTATTATTTTCCCAATCATCAGGTATAGATATTTTATTATCGTGTTCTTTTACTTTTATTTTCATATCTAATCCTTCCCACTTGCTATTCAAATATTCTTCAAATTCAGCACTAATATCATTATGTCCTTCAAGCATTAATCCATCAAACATTAACACGGATACATTTAAATTTTTACTATTAGCGTAATGGATTAAATCTTGTAGAATTTCATTTTCATATTTACATAATATTCTTGATAAAGCACTTCCATTGAAATTATATAATTTATGCTCGGGTTTATTTTCTACAATATCTTTATAGCATTCCAGCGATAGAAGTTCTTTTTGTATTTTTTTAAAATCTTTATCTATTTCTGTAATAAATCCACCTTTTCTATTTCGTTTATCACTATACATAGATTTAAGAATTTGGTTTTTAATATTCTCTCTATCCCCAGTAGATAATACCTCTTCCCTATTATTAACATAATAATCTAAATTAGAATATTTAAATATATCTATTTTATGTTTCTTACATAAATACAATAGAATTTTAGGGTGGGCGTTTTCCATATCATAGTCGGTGGTGTGTTTAAATAAAAATCCTCTTATTGATGATGGAAGACCTTGAACGCTTGAACCACTATATAATCTGCCGTAGTCCGCATTTAAGGTGTGTTTATATAAATGTTTCATAGTTCCATTACATTTAATTAATTTACTACAATATGCTTTAATCCGTTTATATAATTGTTCCCTATCTTGTTTGGTTTTATTTTTAACATCTGTATAATTTAATAATTGTTTTTTAGTGAGAGAATTTAAAAATTCTAAACATTCAATATTTACGTTTTCAATTAATTCCATAGTATTATATATATATATAATAATATGGGATATATGTTTAAATTCATTATTTCTAATATATATATTATTAGTATTTGAATAGAAAAAACTTAAAATAAAAAAATAAATAAATAAATAATTATTTTGTCTGTTTTGCTTTTTCTTTTTCAATATCATTTTTAAGTTTAGTATTCATTAGTTCGGTGTATGCTGTAATATAATCAGGTTGGTGTTTCATATAATCATCTCTATCTATATTTAATCTACGGCATAGATAAAGAATTTTTCTTTGAAATCTATATTTATCGTGGTATTTAGATTTTGCGTTATTATTTCTCTCTATTCTTTGTTCGTCTGTTATTTTTTTATGTTTTCTAACGTTGTGGTAATATTTACTAACTGCTTTGCGTCTTTTTTCTTTTTGTTCTTCTGTTAGAGGTTTTTTATCCATTTATATTAATGTATATATGTATATAGATATTTTTTTTTAAGTAGTTTCTATATATAATTAACATCTCTCGGTAAATTCATTTTATAACATAAAAATAATGTATCAAAGCAAGTGCGACGTTGATTATAACCATCTAATCTTTCAAATTGTAATCTCCTCTGTGGAATAACATATTGTATATGGACTAAATCGTGTTTAAAAATATTTTTCATATAAAGTTTGCTAATAATAGACGTAGGCACTATCAATATAAATGGTTTGTCTATTTCATATAATATTTTTAGAATTTTTTGTTTAATTGTATAAGGTGGATTAGATATAATTATATCAAATTCATAATTTTTATAATTTTCAAAGAAGCACTCGTTATTATGAATAATATTTTTATAATCTAACTCCTCTAAATATTTTTTAGAATTTCCATTACTATAAAATGGTTCATAGATTATAATATCTTTATCTAAATTAAAATAATCCGTCAATATATCCCATACGTATTTCGGCGTATTGTAATCATCTAAATTTGCTTTCTTCATTATATTTAACGATGTCATTAAATATAATAGAGAGAATTATTTAAACTAATTTAACATTTATTACATTTTTTTTTATTTCCACTAAATTGACTAACAAATCTATATGTTTTACATTTCATACATTTTTTTACCTTGATTAATACTCGGTCTCCACCGATTAATACATAGTCTTTCATATATTATGCCTAAATATAATTGTTAATAAATTTTAACGTGTTTTTTAGTTTTTTTAAAAGTATTAATTTACAAGAACAACAGCAGAACCACCATCATAACGAATTTGCGTCCGTTTCTCACTCAACACACATACAGACCAATCTACCGCAGCAGTCGTGTTCGCACGGATTTCTACCTGTGCGGGTTGTCCCTCAAAAGAAGCAGGTTGCGAAGTCATATCAAAGGCAAAGATAGAGCATTCTTTCCACTCCTCATAAGGCAAACCAATACCGCTGCTAAAATCATAACCACGTGCCATATATCGCAATAGGTCGCTGTATGCTCGTGCTTTATCAGTAGTATCACCAACAAGATTAACGTAGTTTTGACTGGGGTAAGCACGTCCATTCAAGCGAACCTCCAAAGTAGTCACTACATCACTAGTAGTAGATACACTTGTAGTTTCATCACGATTAGCAACACGAGCAAGAACAAAAGCATAAGTAACTTTCTCACTTGACGTAATTACACGATGATTATTAACACCAGCACCACCAGCAATAGTGTAGCAGGACATATGCGGATACAAGTAGTTAGATACAACACCGGAGGCAAGACTGGATTTTAGTGCTAAATCAACAACAGATTTAGGTAGAATGTTCGGCATCCAGCAAGATATAGATTTAATACCGCAAGTTTGAGCGTTGGCAGCAGTTCCTAAAATATGATGTTCGGGAGAACTACGTGTCAATTCAATAACGAACTGGTTATTAACAAGCACTCGGTCAATAGAGCAGAAACCAAATAGAGCTGATAGTGGCACCCAGCAGGTCACGTAAGCACTCGCATTAGTTCTTTTACGGCGTTTCTCAAAACCGGCGTTGTGTAGGGGATTTTCTTGAACGTTAAGAGCATTCGCAGCAACATTATCAGCAGCATTAAACGCTGCGTGAGTAAAAGCAAATTGAGCGGTGCCACCACTATTGTTTCTTCTTCCCTGGTTAGTATTGGCAACATCAGCAGTTCCTACATCAGGATAAAAGAACTCGTTAGTTCCACTTGAAGAAGCGTAATCCTGCGAGTAATGAAGAAGAGGTTGAACCAAACCTTTCGCAATATGCGCTTCATTTACACTTTCTACCAACTGCCCTCCCACTCGCAAAGTCGCTCTATCAAACAAAGTTAGTATGTGAGATTGAAGAGTAGCGGCAGTGCCACCAGCAAGAGCAGCATATCCCCCCGCTTGATTACTTACAATACGGAACTGAACTTCTAAATAAGCACGAGCAGGATTTACGAATACCTGCTGGTTTTTAAGTTGTAGTCGCCAGTTGTTCGCTTGTTCGCTTGGGGAAAGATTATCGGTTTTTATTTCATACCACTCGTATTCAACGCTATTATCCATAGACATAGGGTTTTTTTCAAGTTTAAACTGGGGTGCTAACTGATTATCAATAGGCATATCATTAAGCATAGAACTCATAGTATATATAATATACAAATATAAAAAAATTTTAAATATTAACTAAATTAAATTAATTTCTTTTTCTTGGACGTCCTCGTTTTTTCCGTGTAGGTGGTCTTGAATGTCCTAAACGTAATAATCCATCACCATACATTTCATCATCTTCAATTTCTTCAAAAGTGCGTTCAACTCTTCCTAAATTATCTAGACTTGCTTGTAATCTTGATTTTGTTTTTTGTCCTTCTTTCTTTGCTATTTCTCTAACACGTTGCGCGAGTTTATCTAATTCTGCTTTTGATAAAGTCTGTGCTTCTTCTAATAAATTTTTATTTTGACGTTGTTTGCCTTCTACTCGTGCTATAACACGATTAACACCTTCTTCAATACCACTAACGGCAATCTTTTTAGCACCACGTTTAAGAGCAGGTGCTACATCTTTTTTTAGAAATTCTTTACCACTTTTTACTAAACTTCTACCAGTGGCGGCGGCGAGTTCTTTTAATTTTAGACTGCTAAATACTTTTTTCCCTGCGGAAAGAATGCCTCTAAATATATCATCAACAATACCATCACCAACCATAGAATAGTTGTGTCCGCAACCTTCACCCATCATTTTAACGCTATCTAAATCTTTTCTATCGCGTAAAAGCATTAATATATATATATATATATTAATATTTTATTTTAGAATGCTTACTAAATCTAATACATCAAGGGTATAATCATATTCATTTAAACGCTTGTTTCTGCTTTCGTTTTTTTTTTTCGTGCTACACGCATTCTCCCTTCATCTTTCTTTTCTTCTGCTTCATCGTCAGTAAGCGTTACATTTGATACGTCTTCTCCGTCTTGATAAGATTTAAATAATTTTTTCATCATCTCTAAATCACGCCGTTCTTTCTCTTTTTTCATTCTCGCACGTTTATCACGTATAGATTTACGAAGTCCAGCAAAGTCAAAAACTTTTATGAAAATCATAAATGTTATTACAAGTGATACGGACGACTGTACCAAATCAATTACGTCAGCTTCAGTCTGTAGTTTCATTAAAATATTAGTTGTTGTAGAATTACTCATTAATATATATATAATATGAGAGATTTTATTTATAAATTCTACTAAATATATAAATTATCCGCCGTATCATCGTTTTTATTACTTGGAGTATCCGTTAATTTATCAAGTGCTCCTTCAAAACTCATACCATCTAGCAATACGGATTTACAAATCCATAAACAAAAATAACCGCATAGAATAGATAATAATTTTTGGTTGTGTTCGTTGCTAATAAAAACATTCTCTCTACCGACAGAATTAATTAAACATTTTTCAATATTTTTCGGCATAAATTCTATACCGAAACTATCATAGTATAAACATTTATTATTTTTATTAACAGCACAAACCCAGTGCGAACCACGTTCATAACTATTCTGTAAATTAACTACAATAGCAGTATTATTCTTTAAACGCATAGGCATATTATCTTTTGCTACACAATCAAGAGGCATACGGATTAAATTAGCATATCGTAATATATCGTGATTAGATAATGTATGAATAGGAAATAGTATCTGTTTAATAGAAGAATTTATTTTTTTTTTTTACCAAGTGCTTTCGGTTTCATTTTACCTTTTGTTTTACCAGTTTTATCAAAGCATACCATATGTTCGCCTTTCCCACTTTCATACCAACCGGCACCACCTACTAATTTTTTACCTTTTGCTTTACCACGTGGTTTAGGTTTAAGTTTTCCTTTTGTTTTACCAGTTTTATCAAAGCATACCATATGTTCGCCTTTCTTACTCTCATACCAACCAGCACCACCTACCATCGGTTCATCAAACATTTCATAACCTTCCCCCATCATATCACCGCCGAATATTTTATCACCTATCCACCCTATTGCTTTATCGGCAACATACCCGCCAACGGCACTTGCGACGTATGGTGCTGCTGCTTCTGCTGCCGTAATTAGAAAGGGCAAAAAGAAGAAACCTGCCCGTTGTTCGTGTGCCATACTTACAATTTGATTTTTAGAAAATTCTAAATCTAAACCTTTCTGTCTATTAATAGCGGACATAACTTTACGTGCTTGTGGAACGGATAATTTTAATAAATGTTCTCCATCACCACTAGTAAGTTGCTGTTTAGTTAGACGAACTTTACCACTATTACCACTTTTAATTATTCTTTTCATAGTCGCTTGTTGCGATTTGCTTAAATCTACGGAAATAATCATTTAGTTATATATATAATAAACAAAAAAAAAATAATATTTAATATATATATAACAAATGGATAGTATATTGCTAAATATAAATACACACGATTTAAACATTACAAATACGCACGACTTCGCTATTAATTTTGATAGTCTCCAATTAGACCATCACCAAGACTACCATATAGCGTTAGTTAGTTATAACATACCCTACACGTGGTATAACATATCAGCAGCACAAGGGAACAACCAATTCCGTTATTCACCTGACGCTATTACCTATCATACACTAACGATACCTGACGGCAACTATGGTGTTGATGATTTAAATTTAGAATTACAAGATTTAATTGTAGCAAACGGACACACAGCAGATAAAATAGTATTTAGCGGTGATTATAATTCTATGCGAGTAGATTTAGAGATTACCGATATAGCGTGGCGTGTAGATTTTAGAGATGCTAATTCTAACAATTTTAGGAATATTCTTGGTTTCAATAATCAAGAGTATAGTGGAGCGGTTGGTTCTATATTTAGAGCAGAGGGTCGTGCTAATATTACGAACGATATTGATAGTGTTTCTATAAATTGTTCTATTGTAGATAGTGGTTCAATTCTCCTAAATAACAGGCAATCGTCAAGTTTATACCATATTACCGACTACGGAGCGGGTGCTGGTTCATATTTAACGGCACGTGTTCCAGCACCTATATATTTACCGATAAATTTAAGTGGAAATATTCATAATATCCGTATAACAATAAGAGACCAAAGTGATAGAATAATAGATTTAAATGGAGAGAATGTTACTATTTCCCTCCATATTAAAAAAGTTTAATTTCTATTTAATCTATATCTATAATAAGTCATTCCATATCTATCTTTAAATGAACCAAATTGTTCTGCTACATAACTTAAACATTCTTTACAAGTTTTATTTTTAACTTCTACTCTATTTCCATCAGGGTAATTTTTAAATTTAGTACCATAATTTTCTAATGTTTTAAGTTTTTTACAATAACTACATTTAATAACATATTCCACATTCATTAATATAATATAAATAAAATATTTATATTATAATTTCTCTCTATAAATAAAATATATAAATGAAAATTTTAATAATCTATAAATTATATCATTACTATAATTACTATAACACTCTATATAGTATATATAGAATTATACAAAATATTAGAAAAATTCTCTCAATAAAAAAAAATATATAAACATATAAATATGTATTAATTTATTAATTTATTATTATAATTCTTAATTAGAAGTTTCTATTAAATTTCATCATTGTAATATGGTCTTCACTATTTAAATGAACCTGTTTTTCTTCTTGAAAATACAATCTACAACAATAGCAATAATTTAATCCTTCAATTTCAGGGATTTCATCACTTCTATAATCATCAGGAGGTCTTACAGCATTTTCATTTTTTTTTCTTAATTCTCTCTTATAAATATGCCACAAATCTTTAAAATGTTTATTTCTTTGAATTCTATGAATTGTTGTATTACATAATTTACAATGCCATTTTTCATTAATATCCTCCATTTCTTCTTCACTATATCCAAACTTTTGCTCCTGTATAGGTGCTGGTTTATCAATATTAATAGGCCAATATACACTTTTATATCCACTTCTATATTTAATAAATAAATATTCATTATTTCTTAAATCAGGGAGGTATTTTAATAATTCTTCATCACTAATATCAGTATCATAAAATATTCTATACATTATGTAGCCATCTTCATCAGGTTTTTCATCAGTTTCATCATATAAATAATGCTTACTTTTTTTATATTCAGGCACTTCATCAGGAATAGGTGGGGGTATTTCATTAATATTAATATCTTCTAATTCCATTAATTTAGTTTCTTCTGCCTGTTTTTGTATTTCATTAATATTAATATCTTCTAATTCCATTAATTTAGTTTCTTCTGCCTGTTTTTCATTATTTATTTCAGTATTTTTAAGGTGTTTTTTAGTTTTATAGTGCCTGTTTTTCCCTATTTTTAGAATAGGAATATTACATTCATTACACATTATTCTTTCTTTATTTTTAGGTGTTTCAACAGGTATTTCTTCTTTTTCTTCAACAGGTATTTCTTCTTCTTCAACATTTATTTCTCCCTCATCATTTACATTTATTCTTTCATTATATTTAATATTCCATATATGCTTGAATAATTCATCAATATCAACCCCAGCACTATTATCAATCATAAATTTAATTATTTCAGTATTGCTTAAAGCCATTTCTTCTTATTATTTGCTTGAATGCTGTTAGAATAGAATTAAAATTTCATTTCAATTTTTTGTTTTATTCTCTCATAAATAACAAAAAAAAAGAATATATAACATATAATTTAATTTAGTTTAATTTAGTTTAATTTAGTTTAATTTAATTTATTTCTTCTTCTTTTTTTTATTCTTTTTATTCTTTTTATTCTTTTTATTCTTTTTATTCTTTTCATAGAATTCATCATATTCATTCTTACTTGCTATTAATTCTTTAATAGTTGTACTTGTTTTGCCTAACCCTTTATATCCAGCCTTTTTAAAATAATTGGCAATTTGCCTCATTGTTTCA